AAATGCGACATCTCCAAACACCGCGCTACCTTATTAGGCTGCGTCAAGCGAGAACGTGTAAGTTACGTTCAATGTATCGCCAGCATCAACAGTTTTGTCGCCACCAGTAAAGTCACCAGCAGAGAACAACACACCTGAAGTGCCCGTAGCTGCCGTAGTTAGAAACGCGCCAGCTACTACAGTGCTATTAACCAGCATAGGGAATACTGATGGAGCGGTAGAGTTAGTAACTACTGAAGGATCAGCCAATGTAGGAGAAGCGGCGTTAAACACGACGGCAATACGATTACCTGTGTAAGCTGTACCGGGAACAAGCTCAGTCCAACCTGCATGGGAAGCTAGTGTGTTGCCCGCAGCGTATGTAGTACCTGAACCGGGGCCTTGAATCAAACCCAAGTACCAAGCGGCTGTGTAACCAGAGCCTTTAAAGTACTTGCTGTTCATGTCTTGCAGGCCTTCGTTCACCACCAAGTTGTGGAACGTGTCAGACCATTTTTCAACACCGTCTGCACCTACGCAAGTAACGGTGAAAACACCGCCTGCGCCTACACGCTCAGTAGCGCCTTTGTTTGCAGTCAAGCTTGCTGACACTTCGTCTTGGGCTTTTGAAGTTTCTGTACTCATGATAAGTCCTTAAGATATGCGCACGATGGCGCTGGTCGCATCGGCAGTTGGGAAAATGATTTGGAAAGTGTCATCTGTGACTGTCTTTGAAGTATTAAACAGCAACACCGCCACAGATTTGTTTCCCTCAGTGCTATTGTAGATGAGGGCCCCTGCTGCCGTAAAGGTGGCATTTACCCAACTTACGGCATTAAATGAAATAAATGCGGTGGGAACTGCATTTGAATTTGTTCCCACTGTAGGGGAAGGATTAATTGTCAGTGTAATACCGCCTGTCGTATATCCTGTGCCCGAGCTAGATACTTCATTTGTTGCGGAATACACCGTAGTTGATGCTCCAAGCGTCGCGGCAGACGTATATAAAGCAATCTTAAAAGTATCAGGCGAAGTTGGGCCAAAGTTGTGTATCTGCTGCAACAACTCAAGCTTAAAACTGGTGGTGGCGGTTTGTGTAATTGCCATTTTAGGTAATCCGAATAAGCGCTGTTTCAGGGTCGTTAGTAGGCAACTGAATCGTAAACGATTGACCCAACATTGTCTGGTCAACACCAAAGTTTAAGACCCCTACTGATTTATTGCTTTTGGTAACGTTATAAATCAATGCACCACGCGTAGCAAAAGTAGCTCCTAACCACTCAGGGTTAGTGAAACTAACATATGCAATACCTTGCCCTAAGAGCACCGTGACGTTTGTCAACACCAAGCCCGTAGCCGTGTACCCCGTACCTGATACTTCGTTTGTGCTACTGTAAACCGTTGTTGTTGGGCCTAGGGTAGCAGAGGACGTATACAAAGCAATTTTGAAAGTGTCTGTTGCAAAGTCATGTACTCCAAGCAGCAATTGCTGCTTGAAACTGTCGGTGAGTCCTGCTGTAATCATGCGTTATCTCACCGGTAGTTTGACTTGACCATCGCGATAAGCATCGCCACGCTGCTTGCCATCGCCCAAATTCTTCAACAAGCCCAGCGCTTCTTGGTATTTGCCGTTATACAGCGCCAACATGTCCGGCTCACCTTTCATGAAGGTATACGCCTCGACCAAGCAGCCATAAAGCAGTGCCGTGTCGAAGTTATCACCTAACCATGACGTTTCTTCGTCCACAATAGATGGCGGATAGTAGTAATAGTGCAATTCTGCAGAGTAACCGGCATCAGGCGTAGGACCTACCATAAACGACAACTCGTTTACGTCGTTTGAACGAGGTCCAAAAATGGAATAGTATTTAGGACGTGCTGTGTATTGCGCGAAAGGATATACCTCGCGAATAAAGTTGACGTCTTTGTTTAACAAATACGTGTATTCTCCTTGGAAGATAACGGGACCATTGACTGTCCCTGTATTCTTGCCTGACAACGTGATTGTTGTGCCAACAATCAACTCTACGGTGGCTCCTGTTGCGGTATTTGTACCACTTACATACTGGCCCACTTCAATACCAGAAGCTGAAGCAACCACAATAGTGTATGCGTCCGTTACGCCTGTGGCAGTTGTACTGTTGTAAGGGAAAATAGCTAAAGAATATACAGACAAAAAGTCACTTGGACATGCCAGATATTTATTGTTTGCTGTCAACTCCCCTGTTACATTTTTGCGCAAGTTGGCAATTTGAACGGTGTTATAGATGCGTTGCTCTGCCTGCTTGGTAAAAGTGGCAAGATCAGTCGCACTGAAACTGGGATTTTCAGTGTAGGCTTCAATAGCAGCAACAAGTTCCGTATATGTCATGTGATGCTCGTTGTAACGGGGGATAGCACTGCAGCCGCCCACAAGGGCTTTGCATACGGCATCGGCATCATTCCAATACTAGCAAACGAAGTATCAGCCGTGAACCCGACGTAGACGGTAACCCCAAGTCTACTCTCTGGGCGGGGTTGTTGCAAGGCCTGTGGCTCATTTATTGAGCGTTTTGGCTCCAACTGTGGGTGCTTAGGCTCATAGCATTCAGGACAAACTTTAAAGCCTGTCCATTCCTTGATAAGCGTATTGAGTTTGTACCGTTGGCCACACCTGTCGCACAGCGCAATTGCAAACTTGCCTGATACATAGGCCATGTCTTACCTCTGCGTGTACGTAGGTACCACAAAAAAGCCCGAACGCTCACGGTCCTCGGAAGCTGCACGCATAAACTCTTCTTCGTACATTTGCTTAAGCAACATGACACGATCCGGTGCTTTTTTCACTGCTAAGTAGTAGGCCAAAGCTGCTGCCAAACAGGGCAGGAACCGGAAAGAGATGTCTGCTGTATTCGTAAATCCACCAGCGTTGTCCATGCGACGAATCGCATAGTAGACAAACGTCCACGTCTGCGTTGCATCAGGAGAAGGATACAAAAATACCTTGGCTGGCACTGTGCGCTGAATGTAATACTGCGCAGGGCGTGACTGCGTCAACTTGTTAGGCACATGGAGCCACTCAGCGCGGCCTATACGGTCGATTGTGATGTCCTGCTGGGTAGACTGGCCTGCATTGGTCCGAATCACGGCTGAGAGGCCGTCTACGGTGTCCGAAGGCAGGTCATACTCATAGATTCCGGGAGTCAAAATCTGTTGGCGCTGCTCAATTGTCCAAAGATTTAAACCGCGGTTTGCCCACTCTGCAAAAATCAAATTGACAGAACGCAGCGCGGTCTTCATGTCGTAACCGTCGCGCACTTCAATGCCGCAGCGCTCATATGCCTCAGCTATGAGGTCATCAAACTGCAGATCAAAGTTGGTTACGCCGGAAACAGCCATATCAATAGATCATTGCTGTGCGGGCACGTGCTGCACCAACACCACGGACGGCAACTTTATCGCCTTCCAATTTCTTGACGTTTTGGTTTAAGGTTTTACCCTGTGACTGGCCCATACCAGCAACCATGCCGCCATTGGCAAAGCCTTTTTTAGCAATGCCTTCGCCTTTTTTTGCGAGTCCGCCGTCTTTATGTTTCATTTTGCTATCCTTTTAAAGTTGTTGCCATTAAACGATCTAACTTTTCGTCCAATCTGTCTAACCTGTCCAAAACACGGTTGATGTCTGCATGGACTTCGGCTTTGGTCACATATTCCTTAGCAATTTCTTCGCGGGTGCGATTGAGCAGGATTTGAAGACGATTAATCTCAGACGCCTTGTCGCGCAATACCCAACCCACAAATCCTATACCTGCCGTTAGGATCATGTTCCAAACAACGCCTTCCATTTAACACTTCCACTTCTTCAGGCTCTTGTTAATCCTGCTATCTGGGTCCTTGGCGGTCTTCTCGCTTGTCAACTTCTTTTTCATGCCTTCCATGCGGGCACAAAAGCTGTCTTTGCGAGAACCCCCCTCTGGCTGCGGGGCTTTTAATCCGGGTTTACCCGGATTGGCCTTGTTGTAAGAAGCACGGCCCTTGGCGTTTAATCCGCCACTGGGACTTTTGCCTTCTTTCCGCTGCCAAGCAGGAGACTTAGCCATGATTAATACAGTTTGCAGGGCTTGTTCTTTGCCATGCCAACACCACGCGGTGTAGTGGAACCAGAAGGAGCCACAGTTTTACGTGCGGTCTGCTTTGGACCACCTTTAGCCATGTCTTGCTTCTGTGCACCGGGCTGAACTTCGCCTTGGTACTGATCATCCGCCATTTTTGCTGCTCGTCCCATTTTGGACTCCTTATCCGTAGAAGAATGTGACCGAACTAGGGCCACTGATTGTTAAATAGGGATCATCTAAAAAGACAATACCGTCTCCGGGAATTAGAACAGAGGTAGAGCCGTTTCCTGCCGTACTAGCAGGAGCAGCTATACGAAGTCGCTCTACACCGCCCGAGCCACCATCTGTAAAAGAAATATAGCCCGCGGTTCCCGCAACAAAATAAACTGCTTTGATACGCGCGCGAGGAAGACCAATGCCGGTAGCACCGGTGTTTGTCATCGTCTTTGCTTTTACGTCAAATTGAAAACCCATAATCAATTCCCCTTTTAGCTGTCATTGCTATCTTGTTGCTTTGGCTCTGGTGCGTCTAACATGCGGGCTTTTAGCTCCGCATTTTCTTTTGCCATCGCCGCTACAAGTCCCATAGCGTGATCTCTTTGACTTTCCAGAAGCCCAAGCATAGCTTGAACCTCTGGGTCTTTATGTGTCAACATTAGGAAGCGCGAGTAACTAATTTCCAAACGGGGCTGGTAATCACAGCCGTCTGGAGATAAAGGTTTCCAGCGGTGCTGTCAATATACATGGAGCCGGGGCCAGCAAAGTTGTCACCCGTTGTACCGTCAACAGGGGCACCCGTGTTCACCATAACCACAACATCATCTTCCATGCGAATATTGGCTTTGGTGTAAGCAATAACACCAGAAGGGCCACCACCATCAAGAATTGGGTCTTGCATCTTCAAGTCAATACCATACTCAAAACCGGAACCACCTGTGGTCTGGGCCATGGCAACGCCAAAAGCTGCACGGGCAGTTGTCACGCCAGAATCACCTGCCATGAAAGCCATTACAGCAGCATCGCCAGAGCGGGTGTTAGTATTGATAATACCCATCACACCAGCCATCAGGCCGTTGTTAGCGTAAGTGCCAATTACCGCAAAGTTGCCAACAACACCAGCCATGTGGTTAAAGTTGGTTGAAGGGACTGTTGCAAAGGGAGCGCCACTTTGGGTGCGACCAAACATGCCATAAGCCTCACCGGGCGTTTGATAAGTGCTAGAACCAAACCCTACAGTGGGCTCAACTCTAGAATAGAAACCATAAGCACCGCTGCCTTGGTTGACTTCAATAACTGTACCAGTATTGATATTTGTGGGAGTGATTGGCTGTTGAGTGCCTGCGCTGCCGCCTTGATAGCCAGCCCGGACTGGGCCCGAAAAAGTAGTGCGTGCCATGATGTTTCCTTACATACAAGTTAAGTGCATCAATCTGTATGTCGTCAGCCGGGACTGTTTGATGCACCGGA